CCTGCGCAAATGCGCGGACATCTTGCACGGCCTAGCGGATTTGCTGACGGAAGATGCGGACGCATCGACCGCCAAGCCGGAGAAGCCAGCGGAAACGTTGGCAGAAAAGACGGAAGCGCAACCCGCAAAGGAAACGCCGGTCACGCTCGAAGCCGTCCGCGCCGTCGCGGCGAAGATCGCGCGGGCGGGCGGCACGGAGCAGGTGAAAGCGCTCATCGAGCAGCACGGCGCGGACAAGCTCTCGGCGGTGCCACCCGCAGAGTACGGAGCACTGCTGAAAGAACTGGAGGGCATCGGCGATGGCACGTAAACACGCATCCCTCTCGCCGTCCGCGAGCGCTCGCTGGATTGCCTGCCCGCCCTCGGCGCGGCTGGCCGAAAGCTACGAGAACAAATCGAGCTCCTACGCCGAGGAAGGCACGAGCGCCCACGCGCTCTGCGCCTACAAGCTGGAGCACGCGCTCGGGCGCAGGGCGCGCGACCCGACGGAAGACCTCACGTTTTACGACGAGGAAATGGAGACGTGCGCAGAGGACTATGCCGCGTACGTGCTCCAGCTGGTTGAAGAAGCGAAAGCGACCTGCCGCGACCCGCTCGTGCTCGTCGAGGAGCGTCTCGACTACAGCCGCGCCTGCGGCGTGCCGGATTCATTCGGCACAGGCGATTGCGTCATCGTCGCGGACGGGCGGCTGACGATCGTTGATTTCAAATATGGCAAGGGCATCCCCGTCGACGCGACACACAACACGCAGCTCATGTGTTACGCGCTCGGAGCGCTCGATGCGTTCGATGGCATTTACACCATCGACAACGTCCGCCTCGTCATCTACCAGCCGCGTCTCGAGAACATTAGTACCGACGAGTTCCCGAAAGCCGAGCTCATCGCCTGGGGCAGGGATGTCCTCGCGCCCCGCGCCAAGCAAGCGTATGCCGGCGAGGGCGAATTCCAAGCCGGCGACCATTGCCGCTTTTGCCCGGCGAAAGCCGACTGCCGCAAACGTGCCGAGTACAATCTGGAGCTTGCGAAGTACGACTTCGCCATGCCCGCGACGCTCGAAGATGACGAGATTGCGGCGCTCCTGCCGCGTCTCGATGACTTCATCGCATGGGCGAACGACATCAAAGCATTCGCCCTGCAGAAAGCGCTCGACGGCACGCATTTTGACGGTTACAAGATTGTGGCCGGCCGCTCCGTGCGGAAATACACGGACGAAGCCGCCGTCGCAAAAGCCGTGCAGGCCGCGGGCTTCGACCCGTACGAGCGGAAGCTCCTCGGCATCACCGCCATGGGCAAATTGCTCGGAAAGAAACGCATGGAAGACCTCCTCGGAGGCCTCATGATAAAGCCGCCCGGCAAGCCGACGCTCGTCCCCGATTCGGACAAGCGCCGTGCCATCGACGTGGCAGCAGAAGATTTCAAACGTTGAGTTAAAGGAGAAAAATCATGTCAGTCAATACCAAAGTGATTACCGGTGTCAACACGCGCTGGAGCTATGTCAGCGTCTTCCAGCCCAAGAGCATCAACGGCAGCACGCCGAAGTATTCGGTGAGCCTCATCATCCCGAAGGACGATAAGAAGACGCTCGCGGCCATCAATGCCGCCATCAAGGCCGCGTACGACGAGGGCGCGGGCAAGCTCAAAGGCAGCTCCCGCTCCGTCCCCGCGCTCTCCGCGCTCAAGACGCCGCTGCGCGACGGCGATGCCGAGCGCCCGGACGATCCCGCCTACGCCGGCAGCTACTTCATCAACGCGAACAGCACCCAGAAGCCGGGCATCGTCGACGGCAAGCTCCAGCACATCATCGACCCGGAAGAAGTCTACAGCGGCGTCTACGGCCGCGCGTCCATCTCGTTCTATGCTTACAACACGAACGGAAATCGCGGCATCGCCTGCTGGCTCAACAACCTCCAGAAGCTCAAGGACGGCGAGCCGCTCGGCGGTCATGCGCGTGCCGAAGCTGATTTCGCGGCAACGGACGAAGATTTCCTGAACTAAGCAACCAATCACACCTCACAAGGGCGGCGGAGCGATCCGCTGCCTATTTTGCGTAGGAGGACGCGATGAAAAAACTATCCATCGACATCGAAACCTATAGCGATGTTGACCTCACAAAGACCGGCGTGTATCGCTACGTCGAATCGCCGGCATTCGAGATTCTGCTCTTCGGCGTAAGTGTCGACGGCGGGCCGGTGCGCGTCTACGACCTCGCGTGTGGCGAGTGCCTGCCGGACGAAATCGTGAACGCGCTCGTCAACGATACCGTGCTCAAATGGGCGTACAACGCGAGCTTCGAGCGCATCTGTATCTCACGTTGGATTCGCAAAGCGCATCCAGCGGCATTCCGTCACTACGCCCCGCTCGGCGATGCCGTTGGGGATTACCTCAATCCTGCCAGCTGGCGCTGCTCCCGCATCTGGGGTGCGACGCTCGGGCTGCCGCTCTCGCTGAAAGGCATCGGCGCGGTGCTGAATCTTGACGAACAGAAAATGACGGAAGGCGCGGCGCTCATCCGTTATTTCTGTATGCCATGCAAGCCGACGAAAGCGAACGGCATGCGGACACGAAACTTGCCGTGGCAGTCGCAGGAGAAATGGGCACTATTCAAGACATACAACCAGCGCGACGTCGAAGTCGAACAGGCCATCCAACAGAAACTCGCAAAATTCCCTGTCCCCGACGCTATCTGGAAAGAATATGCGCTCGACCAGCAAATCAACGACCGTGGCATCCAGATTGACCGCACGCTCGTGAAGCAAGCCATCGCCCTCGACGAACGTGCGCGAGCGGCGCTGATGGGACGCATGAAGTCCATCACGCACCTCGAAAATCCCAACTCCGTCGCGCAGATGAAAGAATGGCTTGCCGCGCAGAACGCACCGATGGAGAGCCTCGGCAAGAAGGAAGTCGAGCAGGCAATTCTGACCGCGAAAGAGCCGGTCAAGACCATCCTCGGCCTGCGGCTGCAAGCGGCGAAATCCTCCGTCAAGAAATACCAAGCGATGGCGGCGGCGGTCTGTGCCGACGGCCGGGCGCGGGGAATGTTCCAGTTCTACGGCGCGACGCGCACGGGCCGCTGGAGTGGTCGTATTATTCAATTGCAGAATCTCCGGCGCAATAGTCTCCCCGACCTCGCAGAAGCGCGGGCGCTCGTCCGTGACGGGAACTTTGACGCGCTCGAACTGCTCTACGACTCCGTCCCCGAAGTGCTCTCCCAGCTCGTCCGCACGGCGTTCGTGCCGCGCCACGGCTGCAAATTCATCGTCGCGGATTTTTCTGCGATTGAAGCTCGCGTGCTCTCGTATCTTGCAGGTGAAAGCTGGCGCATGAAAGTCTTCGCGGAGAACGGGGACATCTACTGCGCAGCGGCATTCCGCATGTTCGGCGTGCCGGTCGTGAAGCACGGCGTGAACGGCGAGCTGCGGCAGAAAGGCAAGATCGCGGAACTAGCCCTCGGCTACGGCGGCTCGGTCGGGGCGCTCAAAGCGATGGGCGCTTTGGATATGGGGCTTCAGGAATCCGAACTCCAGCCGCTCGTCGACGCTTGGCGCGAAGCGAATCCAAACATCGTCGCGTTCTGGTGGGCGGTCGATCGCGCCGTCAAGCAGGCCGTGAAAGAACGCCTCACGAGCTCGCTCGGCAGTCTGCGGTTCGCCTATCGCAGTGGCTTCCTGTTCATCACGCTCCCGAGCGGGCGCAAGCTCGCCTACGCGAAGCCGCAGATGGGAACGAACCGTTTCGGCGGCGAATCTGTGACATACGAGGGCATTGGTCTCACGAAAAAGTGGGAACGCCTCGAAAGCTACGGCCCGAAATTCGTCGAGAACATCGTCCAGGCCACGAGCCGCGACATCCTCATGTGCGCCATGCAGACGTTGCGCCGCGAGTGGATCTGCGCCCACGTCCACGACGAGCTCATCATCGAGTGCGAGAAGACCGCAAGCGTCGCTGACATTTGCGAGAAGATGGGTCGCACGCCGCCTTGGATGCCGGGGCTGCTGCTTCGCGCCGACGGCTACGAGTGCCCGTTTTATCAAAAAGATTGACCAGCGTGTCCCATTTCACCTCCTGCCACGGCTATATGGTAGGAGGTGATTTTTTTGTAGCAATTTTTTTCGTGCGGGGTACTGAAACGCCGTGCTCATGTCCGTTTCCCTATAGAAAGGGCAATGTTTACTGGTCAATGGAAAGGAGAACGCAAGATGTTCTATGCCAAGGAAAAGCTCGGCGAGAGCGCGGAGCTCGCGGTCGAGCTCACGGAAGAGAACGTGTACTGCAAATGCCCCGTGTGCGGGCGGGAGGTGCCGGTCGACCTCGCGGCGGTGTTCGCGGACGGCGAAGGCGACCTCGTGAGCACGGCGGTGCTCTGTGCGCACTGCACGGCGGAGGTCATGGGAGGGAAAACAGATGAAGTATAACGACGAGGGCTATCTCGATCTCACGCCTTACGAGGCGCTGAAGAACGTGGAGGCGGCGCAGCGCAGGTATCGCCCGCTGGTGTATATCTGTTCGCCCTATGCGGGGGACACGGAGAAACACACGGCGGCAGCGGTGCGTTTCTGCCGGTTCGCGTTCAAGGCCGGCTGCATCCCGATTGCGCCGCATATCTACTTTCCGCAGTTCGTGGACGAAGCGACGGAGCGGGGCGATGCGCTGTTCATGGGGAATGTGCTGCTCACGAAGTGCATGGAGCTCTGGGTGTTCGGGGACGAGATTTCGAGCGGTATGGAAATGGAAATCGCATACGCGAAGCGGAAGGGCAAGCCTGTCCGCTATTTCGATACGAATTGCACGGAGGTGTTCCCATGAAGATGACGCTATACACGGCGAATTGCACGGGGCAGGAAACGAACTGCTACTATCCCGACGAGCGCGTGATTGAGAGTCCGGAGGACTTGATGGCGGCGGTGCGCATGGACCACGTCGGCGCGGCGTACAAAGACCACTACCGCAGCAAGCAGAATTTCCTCTGGTCGGACGTGGCCGTCCTGGACGTGGACAATGACGGCTCGGACGATGCAGCGGACTGGATGACCGAGGAGCGCTTGAAAGAAACGTTCGAGGGCATCACTTTCGCCGCCGTTTCGTCGCGCAACCACATGAAAGAAAAGAATGGTCGCGCCGCCCGCCCCAAGTATCATGTGCTGTTCCCGATTCGCCGCATGGAGGACAAGGCGGCGTATGAGGGGCTCAAGAAAGACATTCATCGGCTGTTTCCGTTCTTCGACGGCAATGCGCTTGATGCCGCTCGTTTCCTCTATGGCAGCGAGGCCGCATCGGTGATTTGGCAGGAGGGCGAAACGACCATCGATGCGTTTGTCGCGTTCCAGAAAGAGCGCCCGGCTATCCCGCAGGGGCAGCGCAACACGACACTTTCGCATTTCGCCGGGCGCATCGTGAAGCGCTATGGCGTGACGGAGCGGGCGCATGCGGCGTTCCTCGAAGAAGCGGAAAAATGCGACCCGCCGCTTGAGGATGCCGAGCTTGAAACCATTTGGAAGAGCGCCGTCCGCTTCGGGAAAAAGGTGGCTGCAGAGCCGGGCTATGTTGCGCCCGAGGAATATGAAGCGGCAAATGCGCTCATTCCCGATGATTTTTCAGACGTCGGCGAGGCGGACACGCTGGCACGGGTGTATGGCGGGGAACTCCGCTACACGGATGGCACGGACTTCATCCGCTACACGGGCGTGTATTGGGAAGAGTCTCGGCAGGCGGGCATGGCGGTGCATCTGGAGCTCTTGAAGCGCCAGCTGGCCGATGCGCGGAAGCGCGTCAAGGAGACCATGCAGGCGCTCCTCGCGGCGGGCGCGGACGGCGTAAAAGTCCAGAAGGGCGGGAAGACGGCAGAAAATGCCCTCACGGATGATGCCCAGCGGAAGCTCTATAACGAACACGCCATGGCGCAGGCGTACCTCGCGTTCATCATGAAGCAGCGCGGGACGAATCACCTCACCGCCGTCCTGCGTGCCGTGCGCCCGATGGTCAGCATGAAGATTGCGGAGCTCGACAGCCATCCGTTTTTGCTGAACACGCCGAGCGGCACGTATGACCTGCGGCGCGGCATGGACGGCAAAAAGGAGCACGACCCGCAGGACTTCCTCACGAAATGCACGGCGGTCGATCCGGGGGACGCGGGCGCGGAGCTTTGGCAGGATGCGCTTCAATCCTTTTTCTGCGGAGACCCGGCGCTCATCGCCTACGCGCAGCGCATCGCGGGGCTCGCGGCCATCGGCAAGGTGTATGTTGAAGCGCTCATCATCGCGTACGGCAGCGGGCGGAACGGCAAATCGACGTACTGGAACGCGCAGGCGAAAGTCCTCGGCAGCTACGCCGGCACGATGTCCGCCGACGCTCTGACCTCCCGCTGCCCGCGCAACGTCAAGCCCGAGATGGCAGAACTGAAGGGCAAGCGCATGGTCATCGCCGCCGAGACGGAAGAAGGGATGCGGCTCTCGACCTCGGTGCTGAAGCAGCTGGCATCGACCGACCCGGTCAGCGCGGAAAAGAAATACAAAGACCCGTTCCATTTCGAGCCGACGCACACGCTGATTCTTTTCACGAACCACCTGCCGCGTGTCGGCGCGATGGATGACGGCACATGGCGGCGGCTCATCGTCATCCCGTTCCACGCGACGTTCCAAGGGATGTCAGACATCAAGAACTACGGCGCTCATCTCGTCGAGCACGCTGGCCCGGCCATCCTGAAGTGGATGATCGAGGGCGCACGCCTCGTGATTGCGGAAAAGTTCAATCTCGTCCAGCCGGAAGTCGTGCAGGATGCCATCAGCGCGTACCGCGAGGAAAACAACTGGTTCGAGCACTTCGTGGACGATTGTTGCGTGACGGGCGAGGGGCTCGAAGAGCATTCGGGGGAGCTCTTGGCACGGTATCGCAACTACTGCCTTCAGACGGGCGAATATCCGCGCAGCACGACGGACTTCTACGCCGCCATCGAGCGCGCAGGCTTCCTGCGGTGCCACCGGCGTGACGGTCGATATGTGCTTGGCATCCAGCTGAAACCCAGTGATTTCGGGGCTTGACGGGCCGTGTGACGTGTGTGACGGTCATTTCTCCGAACACATTTCTTTATATAGGTGTTTTTACAAACCTCTTCATGAAAGCAAATGATAGAAAATGACCGTCACAACTGACACGGCTAGATGGGACAAGGGTTTGCGAGACCTCTCTGTGACACCGAGACCGTCACAGAGACCGACACGGAAAGGAGAAACGGAAAAGCGATGAACACCATAAGTGAAAAGAGAATCGAGCAAGCGCTCGTGACGGAAACGCGCAAGGCTGGCGGCTTGGCGCTGAAGTTCGTCTCGCCGGGCTTCGCTGGCGTTCCTGACCGCATCGTCCTGATGGACGGCGGGCGGGTCGCGTTCGTTGAAGTGAAAGCGCCGGGGAAGCGTCCGCGAGCATTGCAGCGTTCGCGCCACGCGCTCTTGCGGCGGATGGGATTCCGTGTGTTCGTGCTGGATGCGATGGAGCAGATTCCGCGCATCCTCGCTGCGGTGAAAGGAGAATCTTGATGAAATACATCCCGCATGATTATCAGACGTTCGCGACGCAATACATCGAGGAACATCCCGTCGCGGCTGTGTTTTTGGACATGGGCTTGGGCAAAACATCGATTACCTTGACCGCCATCTCGCACCTCCTTGCAGCGGGTACGGTGAAGAAAGTCCTCGTCGTTGCTCCGTTGCGCGTGGCGCAAGCGACGTGGCCGGACGAGATTGCGAAGTGGGATCACCTCGCATCGCTTTCGTTTGCCGTCGCGGTCGGCACGCCAAAGGTGCGCGAGGCGGCGCTACGGCAGAACGCATCGGTCACCATCATCAATCGCGAGAACATCGAGTGGCTCGTGAAGAAGCTCGGCAGCGCGTGGGATTACGATATGGTCGTGATTGACGAGCTCTCGTCGTTCAAGAGCTGGCGGGCGAAGCGGACGCGGGCGCTGCTGGCTGTGCGTCCGCGCGTCCGCCGCATCGTCGGCTTGACGGGAACGCCGAGTCCGAACGGGCTGATGGATCTCTTCGCGGAGTTCCGCATCCTCGACATGGGAGCGCGGCTCGGACGGTTCATCGGGCAGTACCGCGCCGCCTACTTCACGCCGGATAAGCGCAATGGGGACATCATCTACTCGTACAAGCCGCTGCCAGGCGCGGAGCAGCGCATCTACCAGCGCATCGAGGACATCACGATTTCCATGAGTGCGGCAGACCACCTGCCGATGCCCGCGTTCGTCTCGACGGAACACGCCGTGCGGCTCAGCGAGAAGGAGCGCAGGAGCTATGACCGCTTCTGCCACGACCTCGTGCTGGAGCTCACAGGCGGCGAGGTCACGGCGGGGAATGCTGCCGTCCTTGCGGGCAAGCTCGTGCAACTCGCGAATGGTGCGGTCTATACGGATGCAGGTACCATCGCAAAGATACACGACCGAAAGCTCGATGCTTTGGAAGACATCATCGAGGGCATGAACGGCAAGCCGCTTCTCGTGGCGTACTGGTTCAAGCATGACCTTGAACGCATCGAGAAACGGCTGGTCGAGCGTCATATCCTGTTTGAGGAAATCAAGAGCGCAGAGAGCATCGTAAAGTGGAATCGCGGAGAGATCGCGGTCGGCCTCATCCATCCCGCCTCGGCGGGGCATGGCTTGAATCTCCAGGCGGGCGGCAGCACGCTGGCGTGGTTCGGCCTGTGCTGGTCGTTGGAACTGTACCAGCAGATGAACGCCCGCCTGTATCGGCAAGGCCAGCAACACACCGTGGTCGTGACGCACATCGTCACGGAGGACACGATTGACGAGCACATTCTGCAAGCGTTGAAACAGAAGAACAAGACGCAGGCCGCATTGATTTCGGCGGTAAAGGCGGTGATTGCATGAGTGGATACGAGGCGTTGGCGAACGCTGTCATCTTGCAGGCCGTGCGGGATTGGCGCGACGCTTGCCGTATTTTGAAGTCGTATCCGGAGAATTTTTCGGAGGAGCAGAAGCGGAAAGCCGTCGAGCGGTTCTTCCGTTCGGACTGGTTCGGCATCCTGACGGACGTGGACGGGCGGCTGCTGCTTCGGAAATTGCAGGAGGAACAGGCATCATGATTTCTTGGACGTACCTCAACAAGCGGAGCGCGGCCGCGAAAGCCATCCGCGACTATGACAGTATGCGCTTCATCATCGAGCACACGGACGAGGACATCCGCACGGCGTACCATGACCTCACGAGCCTCGGCTCGCCCTCGTTCGACGGCTTGCCGGGCGCGAAGGACCCGCAGGCTGCGGAGGAGCACGTCGCGGCGGGGCTCGACGAGATTGATACGATGCGCGAGCGCTACCGGCAAGCCGTCGAATACATGAAGTGGTTTCAGCCTGCGTGGGATGAGCTTGACGAGGAAGAGCGCTACGTGCTTACCGCTTTCTTCGGCAGCCGTTATGGGGACGGAGCTGCCGATCAAGTCGGGCGACACCTCTCCGTCGAACGCTCGACGGCGTATCGAAAGAAAGACCACGCTCTCGACCATCTCGCGACATTGCTCTACGGTCGGCTGTGAGAAATTCGTGGGATTTTCGTGGGACATTTGCGGGATAATGTTGGGACGATTCAACGGAGTAGATGTGCTATACTGATAGCATGAACCATTGGGGAAAGGCCTCGGCGGAGCGATTCGCCGGGGCTTTTCGCGTGCGCGGATTTTTGTTGCAAGGAAGCCGCAGGGGCGATAAAATAAGGGGAACAGAAGGAGTGATTGCATGAACAAATCGAATGACGGATGCATTTATACGCGCCCGTGGGTGGTGGACTTCATGCTGGACGCCTGCGGCTATACGGAACAGCAGCCGCTTTCTGCGTGGCGCGTGGTCGAACCGAGTTGCGGCGAGGGGAGCTTCGTGCTGCGGATGGCGGAGCGGCTGATTGCTTCGGCGCGGAGGGATGGCGTGGACATGGCACAGCTGAACGATGCGATTCGCGCCTATGATACGGATGCCGGGGCGCTTGCAGTCGCCCGGGCGAATACGCTGAAACTCTTGGAACATCTGGGCGTCGAAGCGGTGGATGCGGAAGCGCTCGTGGAAGCGTGGTTTGTCCATCAGGATTTCATTGAAGCGGAATGCTTGGACGTCGACCTCGTCATCGGGAATCCGCCGTATGTGCGGGCAACGGACATAGACGAGAGTATCCGCGAACGCTATCAGAACCTCTTGGAGACGTTCACACGCGGCACCGATCTTTACATCGCCTTTTTCGAGAAGGGGTTGAAATCCTTGAAGGAGGGCGGGCGGCTGTGCTTCATCTGTTCCGACCGGTGGCGGCGGAACCAGTTCGGGGCGAAGCTCCGCGCGTTCATCGCCGCGCATGCGTTCGGCGTGCGGCTGCACTGTCAGATGCACGGCGTGGATGCGTTCGAGTCGCAAGTGACGGCGTATCCTGCCGTGACGCTCATCGACCGAAGCGGGGAAGCGGCGCGGGAAGTGGTTTGCGATACGCAGTTTGATGCGGCAGCGGCGCGGCAGCTTGCCCGTGCGCTTGCGAGGAACGAGGCGGAGGACGGCGCGTCCTATGTTTTCCAGTCGGACGCGCAGGAAGAAAAATATGCAGGCTGTCCGCTCATCACGGACGCAGGGGTCGAGATCGGCATCGGGATTGCGACGGGGCGTGACAATGTGTTCGTGACGACGGACGAAGATGCAGTCGAGTCAGAGCGCATGGTCCCGCTCGCGTATGCGCGGGACATCGAAGACAATCAATTTCCCCAGCCGGTGCGTCATTGGCTGGTGAATCCGTGGCAGGACGGGAAGCTCGTGAACCTTGCGGACTATCCGCGCCTGTCGCAGTATTTTTATGAAAATGAGGCATCGCTCAAAAAACGCCACGTCGCGCAGAAAAAGCCGTCGGACTGGTATCGCACGATCGACAAGCTGAAGCCGGGGCTCTGCGAGAGCAAGAAGCTGCTCATCCGCGATATGTCGGACAAGACGGAGCCCATTTACGATGACGGCGAGCTCTATCCGCATCACAATCTCTACTGGATGACCTCGGAGACGTGGGATCTCAAAGTGCTCGGCGGCATCCTGATTTCGGATGCGGTGTATGACATGATGTCGCAAAATAGTGTGGATATGCGCGGCGGCGTCATCCGCAACCAGGCGCAGTATCTCCGGAAGCTGCGCGTGCCGCGCTACGAGGGCATATCGCCCGCCGACCGCGAGGCGCTCCGCCGATCGTTCGAGCGAAACGACCGCGCGGCGGCGAGCAGAATCTGTGAGAGGCTTTACGCATGAACGAAGAATTGAAACAAATCCTGCTGGACATTTTCCGCTTGGAAACGGCGGCCATGAAAGTGCAGGAAGCGAAAGGCTCGTATGACATCGGACGCCGCTCGGCGGTGACATCGGGCAAGCATTTTGACCCGCTGGCCGGTTACGTCAGCAGGGAACTTCAGCGGTGCGGCGTCCGGCCGGACGGGATTTTCTGGGAGAAGAACGTGACGATTCCCGGCTGGTTCCGCGCGAGCAAGCAATGGGATATGCTGGCGTTCGATGGGCGGGATTTGATTGCTGCCATCGAGTTCAAGAGCCTTGGCAGCAGCTACGGGAACAATCTGAACAACCGCGTCGAGGAAGCGCTCGGATCGGTGTTCGACACGCATCACGCCGTCAAGCATGATTTGTACTTGCGGGAAGGCGGCCTGCCGCCGATGTTCTGTTATCTCTTGGTCGTGCGGAAGGAAGCGGCTTCGATGCGGACGGTGCGCCCGCGCGAAGTGCCGCATTTCCCGCCGGACAAGGTGTTCGACGAGACATCATACCTTGACCGCTGCAAGGTTTTCTGTGACCGCATGCTCCAGGAGCGTGTCTATGATGCCGTCTGGCTCGTGTATGTGGATGCGGAGCACGAGACGGTCGAAGAGCCCTTGAAAAGCTTGTCGTATGACCAGTTCATGCATCGCTTGAAAAGCCAGATTGAATTGTTCCAGTAAAAAGGTGGATTCGTAGAATTACATAGAAGGACGTTGCAAATCGCAGCGTCCTTTTTTCGTGCACGCAAAAAAAGCCGCCGCAGGATTTTGCTTCCTGCGACGGCTTTCTCTATGGTGAAACGAGCGGATGCAGCTCACGTCATGCGAGCTCGATGCGCTCGTAGTTCTCGATGTACGCGTCCTTCACGCCCGTGGCGAGCGAACCGCCCGAGCAGACGAAGTCTTTCGCGACCATCGTGCTGGTCGCCGCCTGGACTTCGGCCTTCGTGAGGCCGTCCTTCGGGTCGGCGATGTTGTACGTCGAGGTCTTGATACCGTCATAATCGAAGACGATTTTCAGCGTTTTTGCCATCGTGCTTCACCTCCTTTCTTCCTGCGCGTGGACGTGGCCAGGCTTATGCCTCTTCGTAGAGGTTCGCCTTGTCGATGCGCTGGATCGTCTCGACGTCGTGCGTCTGGAGCTGGCCGAGCGCGACACCGACATTATACATGTCCGTGTCAGAGACGGCGGGGTTCACTGCGGAGAACGAGTGCGACTTCGTGATGGCCTTGCCATTCGATGCCGTGCCCGTCACGACTTTGAGGACGAGCTGCGTCTTCTGGTCTTCTTTCGTGACTGCCATGTGTAACACCTCCTTCGTTTTGCGTTTCATCAAGAAATATGCCGAGGAAGCATGAATCAAGTTACACCGGCAGGAGGAGGGAAGCCATGCAAGGATTATCGCAGGAAGAAGAACGTGGATTGATTCGAGGGGCGCAGGAGGGGAAGCGCGAGGACATGGAGCGGATCGTGGAGCAATACTGGCCGCTGGTTCTCGCCGCAGGGCATCAGCGGCAGGTGCGGACGATGGCAGAAGACGCAAAGGGCGCGGCGGCGGAAGAACTCGTGCGTTCCGTGCTCGCGTTCGATGCCAGTCGTGGCGTGCCGTTTGCGGCGTTCGCGAAGGTGCGCGTGTACGGCGCGGTGTCGCATCTTCTTCGCAAGGCGGCGAGGACGTGGGAGCACGAGTGTGCGCCGTGCGACATGGAAGTGATGGAGCGCATCGCGGGGACGGAGACGCTGGACGCGAGCGACGCACGGCTGACCGTCGCGCCGCTCCTCGAACGGCTCGATGCAGTAGAGCGGCGCGTGATTGTGCTTCTCTACGAGGAAGAACGTTCAACGTACGAAGCGGCTCAGACCCTCGGCGTTTCACAATCGAAGATCGCACGGGTGAAGCGGCGGGCGCTTGCGAAGCTCCGTGCGGCGATGGAAGGAAGCGGGCGTTGAATCGCCCGGAGAATGAAAGGAGAACATCATGCGAGTCTTTTTGAATCCCGGTCACGATACGACCTATGACAGCGGCGCGGTGCATCCGCGCACGAGCTTGCGCGAATGCGACGTTGCCGCCGAGGTCGGCGGGCTCGTGCAAGGGTATCTCGAACAGGCGGGCTGCGAGGTGGCGGTCGTGCAGAGCGATAATCTCAACGGCGAATCGCCGTGGCTGCCGTGCGTCGTGCAGTCGGCGAACGCTTGGCCTGCTGATATTTTCGTGAGCTTGCATTGCAACGCCGCGAAAGGACAGGCGCGGGGAACGGAGACGTTGGCGTTTGCGATGGGCGGCGAATCGGAGACGCTGGCGCGGTGCATCCAGCAACAGATCGTGGATGCCGTCGGCACGGTCGATCGCGGCGTGAAGGAACGCCCTGACCTCTGCGTCCTGCGGCGCACGGATATGCCCGCCGTGCTCGTCGAGATGGCGTTCATCGACAACGACGAGGACGCCCGCCTTTTGACGGAACAAACAGATGAAATCGCCCGAGCGATCGCCCGTGGCGTGACGGACTACGAACAGGAGGCACTTGAATGAAAATCGACATGGTGAAGCAGGAGCTCAAGAACCGCATCGGGGACTTCGTGCAGGACGAGGCGAAGGCCGCGACGGTCGTGTGGCTGAAGGACAAGGCGCTGCCCGCCGTGCAGGACGTGGCGGATGCCTACACGGCGGCGCTCAAAGCGTCGGCGGCGGACGAGACGGGCTGGTGCAGATTTCGCGACGCGATTTTCCTGCCGGGGCTCGTGGACGCCGCGCTCTGGCTCGTGGGCAAGGCGCTCGGCGAAATGGCGGCGCGGCAGGGAGCGTGACGGATGGCAGGGGATTTGACGCTCGGCAGCCTGTTTGACGGCAGCGGCGGCTTTCCGCTCGGCGGGCTCCTCGCGGGCATCCGCCCCGTGTGGTCTTCCGAGATCGAGCCGTTCGCCATCCGCGTCACGACGAAGCGCCTGCCGTTTGTGAAACACTACGGCGATATTCGGACGCTCAAAGGGGACGAGCTCGAACCTGTCGACATTTTGACGATGGGCTCGCCTTGCCAGGACATTTCCATCGCGGGCAGGCGCGAGGGGCTGGCGGGCAGCCGGTCGGGACTTTTCTACGAGGGCATCCGCATCGCGGAGGAAATGAGGAGGGCAACGCATGGAAGCAAGCCGAGATACATCGTCTGGGAGAACGTGTACGGCGCGTTCTCGAGCAACGGCGGGGCCGACTTCGCCGCCGTCCTCGCGGCGTTCGCGGGCCTTGCGGGCGAAGCCGTGGCTGCTCCTCGACCTGCGAAATGGACAGGGGCAGGAGAGATTGTGGGTGACCGTTTCTCCGTCGCATGGCGGCTCCTCGACGCGCAGTACTGGGGAGTGCCCCAGAGAAGACGTCGCGTCTACCTTGTCGCAAATCTTGCTGGCGGGCGTGCCGGAAAAGTACTGTTTGACTCCGAGGGCGTGTCTGGGTATTCTCCGCAGGGCTTCCGCTCGTGGCAAAGAACTGCCAGCGCTGCTCAAAGCGGCGCTGAAGCGGCAGGCGGGGAGATAAAGGAAACGCCGAAGACGCTGCAAATCCGTGCGGGCTGCGAGGGCGGCGGCAAAGGCCCGCTCGTGCAGGATGACAAGAGCGCGACGCTCACCTGCGTGAACAGCCAGACGCTGTTCCAGCCGAAGGTCTATGGCGTGTGCTCGAAGTCGAGTTTCGCGATGCTCTCGGACAATCCGCGAGCAGGCTTTTACGAAGCCGAAACTGCCCGCACGCTTGATACGCGAGGGCCGACACCGGCGCGAAACCAAGGCGGGATGGCCGTTGTGGAATCCGTGCCGCCCGCCTACGCGACGAGCAAAAACTCGTTTCATCTCGACGTGCAAAAGGACGTGGCGGATACGCTCGTGGCCGTTGACTACAAAGACCCACCGCGCGTCCTCGCAGATCCCTACTATATCGTGCGGAAACTCACACCGACCGAGTGTGCCCGATTGCAGGGCTTCCCCGATGGCTGGTGCAAAGCACTCGGCACGGCGGAGCCGACGGCAGAGGACATCGCGTTCTGGGCGGACGTTTTTGAGACATACCGCAAGGCGCTCGGCAAAACCACGAAGCCGAAGACCGAGCGGCAGATTGCGAAGTGGCTGAAGCAACCGCACACGGACAGCGCGGAGTACCGCCTCTGGGGCAACGGCGTGGCGCTGCCGTGCGTGTATTTCGTGCTGGCGGGCATCGCCTGGGCGGACGGCCTGCCGTGATTGTATACAACACAAGCTCCTTGCTATTTCTCCCGAACAGAGTGATGAATGTAGTCAGAAAAACAAGGGAGGAACGTACCATGGAAATCAAGTACAACGCAACCGGCGCACGCCGCAAGGAACTCGTCAAGGCTATCGCGGCCATTTTGGGCGCGAAGCCCGTCTACCTCGGCACGCCGAGCTTCGCCTACCAGGTCGGGGACATCGAGGTCACGCGGGACGGCGCGCTCCGCCTGCCGGACGGGATGGCAGCACAGCCGCTCGCGGAAGCTCTCGCGAAAGCGGGCTTCCACTACGAAGGAGAGGATGCCATGAACATGGCAGAAGAAGCAGGCGGCGAGGCGGATGCCAATGAAGCCGCTACGGAAGAAACGCCGCAAGATGTCGCGGCGGGAGCGCCAGCATTGGAAGATGTGGAGCGCCCGGCTGCGGAGGACGAGGGAACGGCGGTGGAGCCGCCTGCCGTCGCGCAGGACGGGGGCATTGGCCTCACGGTGGAACTGCCTGCCGCGCAGGTGAACGTCGAACTCGTCGAAAAGCTCCTCGAAGCAAAAGGCGGGCTCATCCGCAAGGCGCTCGGCGTGACGGAGCTCCCGGTCGAAACGCACGAGGACAAGGTCGCGTTCCCTTGGTTCGCCAAGCAGCCGCCCGAGGACGAGCGCAAAGCAACCATCGCGTTCCTCGCCCACCTCGCCGCCTTTTCGAAGCACGCGAAGCGCGTGACGGCGAAAGCGAAGCCGGTCGCGAACGAGAAGTACGCTTTCCGCTGCTTCCTCCTGCGCCTCGGCTTCATCGGGAAGGAATGGAAGGACGAGCGTAAGACGCTTCTCAAGAATCTCTCGGGCTCCTCGGCCTTCCGTGACGGCCAGCCGCACGAACGCGAGCAGGGGAGCGAGGCCGAGCAGGCGCAGGAGGTGACGGCATGAACCGGCCATCAAAGGCCCGGCTGGAGCGCCTGCGCAGGGCGTTCCCGCCGGGCCGGCGCGTGCGGCTCGTACGCATGGAGGACGCGCAAGCGCCGCCCGCAGGGACGTGCGGGACGGTGCGCTGCGTGGACGATCTCGGGAGCATCCACATCGCCTGGGACACGGGCGGGAGCCTTGCCGCGTTGGACGGCGAGGACGTGGTAGAGCGGCTCGACAAGCGGGTCAACGACGATTTCGGGAACGCCTGAGTATACACGAGAATCCCTCTCAATTCGCTTGCTATTTCTGTGCTTCAGAGTGATATATAGACACAACGAAAGGGGCAACGCCCCGAAGAGCACACCCAGCAAGCGAATGGAGGAACCCACCATGAACGAGAAGCTCATCCAGCAAGTCGAAACCATGAAGACGCAGACCATCGGCGTCGAGGTCGAGATGAACCACATCGAGCGCCGCAAAGCCGCCCGCATCGCCGCCGACTACTTCGGAACGCAGCGCTACAAGAACACGGCGGAGCGCAACGGCTACAGCACCTGGAGCGCCTGGGACGCGGACGGCAGGGAATGGAAATTCCAGAAGGACGTTTCCATCGCCGGCCCGGACGGCGAGAAATGCGAACTGGTGACGCCCATCCTCCACTACGAGGACATCGGGACGCTCCAGGAGCTCTGCCGCCGCCTCCGCAAGGCCGGCGCGAAGAGCGACGCAAGCCGGGGCTGCGGCGTCCACATCCACATCGGTGCGGGCAAGCACACGCCGCACACGCTCCGCAACCTCGCGAACATCATGGCGAGCCACGAACGCCTCCTCGCCGACGCCCTCCAGCTCGATGCCGGACGCGTCGACCGCTACTGCCGCACGGTCGACCCCGAGTTCCTGCGCCTCCTCAACAAAGAGAAGCCGCGCACCATGCGGGCGCTGGCGGGCCTCTGGTACACCTCGCAGGGCGAAAGCTACGGACGCCACCAGCATTACAACGGCAGCCGCTACCATATGCTGAACCTGCACGCCACCTTCACGAAAGGCACAATCGAGTTCCGCCTCTTCCAATTCGACACGCCGGACGGCGAGCGCAAGGGCGGCATCCACGCAGGGCAGCTCAAGAGCTACATCCAGCTTTGCCTGGCGCTCAGCCAGATGGCCCTCGCGGTCACGAAGGCGAGCCCGAAGGAACAGCAGAAGGAGAACCCCAAGTACGCGATGCGCACCTGGCTCCTCCGCCTCGGCTTCATTGGGGACGAATTCAAGACCGCCCGCGACTTCCTGACGAGGAACCTCGCAGGCGATACCGCCTTCCGCCACGGGCGCTGAGCCACCGCAGGAGCTAGCCTCCTGCCACCTAGAGCCGCGAAAGCGGCCTTGAGGTGGTAGAAGGGTATCCCCTTCGGAAAGGAGAAACCAACCATGGAAAAGAAACTCTACATCGCCTACGGCAGCAACCTCAACCGCGCCCAGATGGCGTGGCGTTGCCCGAGCGCCCGCTTCGTCAAGACGGACGCCATCCCCGACTACCACCTGCTCTTTCGCGGGAGCAAGACCGGCTCGTACCTCACGGTCGAGCCGATGCCGGGGCGGAGCGTCCCCGTCGCGATCTGGGAGGTCACGCCCGAGGACGAGGTCGCGCTCGACCGCTACGAAGGCTACCCAGCCTTCTACGACAAGGTCGAAGAAGAAAGCGGGCGCGGCTTCCTCTACGTGATGCAGCCGGGCCGCCCGCTCGGCAAGCCCTCCCTGCGCTACGTCGAGACGTGCCTCGAAGGCTACCGCGACATGGGCTTCGATGAGGACATCCTCTGGGAAGCCATCCGCGAGACCATCCGCGAGAGCCAGCGCTGAACGAGGGCGGGCAAGCCGCCACCCATCGAGAGGAGCCGCAAGGCTCCTTTCTTGTATACACACGAATCCGCTTGCTATTTCAGGCCGTCAGAGTGATATATGTACATGCAAGAAGGAAACCACCCAGACGCTTGAAAGGAGCAACCCACCATGAAACGCATCGAGAAACTCGACAACCTCTACCGCGCTGACGAGACGCCCACGGCAGAGCAGCTGAAAGCCCTCGGCTTCAGCCCCGCTTTCGGATGGCACTACCTCCAGAGCCGCATCGACGAGAACGAGGTCATCGACTTCAACGACTTCTTCGACAGCGACATCGAGGGCATCGCCCGCGACCTCAAGGCGAGCGGCATCCACGCCTTCACGATTTCCCAGCAGGCAGCCCGCCTGCTCGACAAGGTCGATGCCTTCATGAAGCACGGCGCGAAGCTTGAAGGTTTCACGAAAATCCATGACGGCTGCGGCGGCAAGATGCCCGCACTCAAAATGAGCATCTGAGCCAAGGACGGGGCGAACCCAACGGGGAGCCGAAAGGCTCCCTGCCGCTCGTCATATTGCCGCCCTGCCGCGCCGTGTGGTCGTGTGTGCCGCCCGTTGGAAGGCTGGCAGAGGAATGCCCGAGGCGATGCGCAGGCCGCACACACGGGCGTGCGCCAGCAACTTGTATACACACGAAATCGCTTGCTATTTCCTCCCCGCAGAGTGATATATGTACTTGCCGAAGGGAACATGAACAAACACGAGGAGGAAACGAAAATGAAAAGCATCAAGAAGACCCTGGAACAGATCGCCTGCGACAACATCGTGACCGTCCGGATGCGCGGCGGCACCCTCGAAGCGCGGTACAACGACGAAGAGGATTTCCTCGACATTTCGGTCGGCGAACTGGAGACGGCGCTGCGCAAGGCTTACGAAGCCGGGCGGGCGGCGGCGAAGAAGTAACCAGCCGAGCAACCACCCGGACGGGGAAGGGCCTGCGGGCCCTTTCCTCGTCGTGAAACTCCGATTGTATACACACGAATCCGCTTGCTATTTCCGGTCCGCAGAGTGATATATAGACATGCAAGAAGGAAACACACCTGCGAAGACTGAAAGGAGCAAACCACCATGTACACGCACGGAACCATCCAGATCGAAAACGAGACCTTCACCTACGACGCCAAGCACTTCGACGAGCCTTCGGAGTACGGCATCGAGGGCGGGCGCATCAGCAAGCTCGGCATCCGCAAGGGGCGCGAGGTGGTGCTGAACTACGACCGGGGCTGGGTCATCGAGCCCGAGACCGAAGGCGCACAGCTGGCGCTCCTGGCCATCTGCCAGAAGCTGAACTGAACACGAAAGCACCCGAGTGGGCGGGGCCGAGAGGCCCTGCTTGCTCGTTCGGAGATAAAGCAAGCCGCTCGTCGGGCGGCTTTTTTGATGGGCGGTTTAGGAAGGACGATGGGATTTTGCAAAAGCTGGAAAACTACGAGCCGACGCGCTTCATGCAATCGACCTCGCATTACGACAAGGGCGCGGCGGATTTCGCCGTGGCGTTCATCGAGAGCCTTTGCCACACGAAAGGGACGTGGGCGGGAAAGCCGTTCGAGCTCATCGACTGGCAGGAGCGCATCGTCCGCGACCTGTTCGGCGTGCTGAAGCCGAACGGCTACCGCCAGTTCAACACGGCGTACATCGAGATTCCGAAGAAGCAGGGGAAGAGTGAGCTGGCCGCAGCCGTTGCGCTTTTGCTTTGCTGCGGTGACGGGGAGCAGCGCGCCGAGGTGTATGGCTGCGCCGCCGACCGGCAGCAGGCGAGCATCGTGTTCGAGGTCGCGGCGGACATGGTGCGGATGTGTCCGGCGCTTTCGCGGCGTGTGAAAATCCTCGCGTCGCAGAAGCGCATGATGTATTTGCCGACGAACAGCTTTTACCAAGTGCTCTCCGCCGAGGCGTACTCGAAGCACGGCTTCAACGTTCACGGCGTGGTGTTCGACGAGCTCCACACGCAGCCGAACCGGAAGCTCTTTGACGTCATGACGAAGGGCTCGGGCGATGCCCGGATGCAGCCGTTGTATTTTCTCATCACGACGGCGGGGACGGATACGCAGTCCATTTGCTACGAGACGCACCAGAAAGCGCAGGACATCCTCGAAGGGCGCAAGCACGACCCGACGTTTTATCCCGTCATCTACGGTGCGCCGAGCGAGGCGGACTGGACGGCTCCCGAGGTGTGGGCGAAAGCGAATCCGTCGCTCGGCATCACGATCGGGCTCGACAAGGTGCAGGCGGCGTGCGAGTCGGCGAAGCAGAATCCCGGCGAGGAGAACGCTTTCAGGCAGCTCCGCTTGAACCAATGGGTGAAGCAGAGCATCCGTTGGATGCCAATGGCAAAATGGGATGCGTGCGCGTTTCCCGTCGATGAAAAGGCGCTCGAAGGGCGCGTCTGCTACGGCGGGCTCGACCTTTCGTCAACGACAGACATCACGGCGTTCGTGCTCGTGTTCCCGCCGCGCGCGGAGGACGAGCGATTCGTCGTGCTGCCGTATTTCTGGATTCCCGAGGAAAACGTCGACCTGCGCGTGCGGCGCGACCACGTCCCGTACGACACCTGGCAGCGGCAGGGCTTCCTCCAAACGACGGAAGGGAACGTCGTGCATTACGGTTTCATCGAGCAATTCATCGGGCGGCTCGGCGAACGCTTCCACATCCGCGAGATCGCGTTCGACCGCTGGGGCGCGGTGCAGATGGTGCAGAACCTCGAGGGCATGGGCTTCACCGTCGTGCCGTTCGGACAAGGCTTCGCGTCGATGTCCCCGCCGACGAAAGAGCTCATGAAGCTCGTCCTCGAGCAGCGCATCGCCCACGGCGGGCATCCCGTCCTGCGATGGAACATGGACAACATCTTCATCCGCACCGACCCGGCCGGCAACATCAAGGCCGACAAGCAAAAGTCAACAGAAAAAATCGACGGAGCCATCGCGCTCATCATGGCGCTCGACCGCGCCATCCGCTGCGGCAACGAGGACGGCGAGAGCGTGTACGACAAGCGGGGCGTCGTGGTGCTTTGAGGGCATGAAAAAAGCCGCCTCGGCGGGCGGCTCAAAGTTTTGCAGGAGGAATGGGGATGATTTCTCGTGACAGGATGTTCTTGAATTCTTGGTTTTCCTGGTACCGTGTCGGACGATGGTCTTTTTCCGTAAACGGGATGAACGACAGGGGCGTATAAATATCGTTCTCTCGTTGTTCTTTGGAAAGAAAGAGGTTCAGATACAAATCGAGTTCGTGATCGAAAAGCAGGATGCTTGCATGAATCTTCGTGGACGGGGTGACGCGATCGGGATAAAAGCGATACAGGTTGCCGTTCATGAGCAGGGCATCCATGTGGTCGAGAAAACGGATGCGATTGCGGATGTAGCCATACTGGCGCTTGTCCATGGTTTTCAAGGTCTTGAGCGTGATTTTTTCGCTTTGGATGCGCCGATAGCCCTTGAGCCCGAGGAACGGGCGCTCCTTCGTGATATGCTGGATGCCGAGCAGATGGCAGAAAGATTCTCGGTAAAAGTACACTTTGATGGTTTCGCCGGTAGCCAGGTGGTAAGCGAAATAACGGTCGCAAAGCGTGGAACTGTAGTAGTCTTGCAATTCTTTCAGCGTGAGCATCGAAATCCGTCCTCGTTTGTGGGGGAAAATAAAAAGGAGACGCAAATGCGTCTCCCTGGATGAGCAGCGGTGAATACCCCTACCTTCACCGACGGTCGACTCCGTTGGATGTTTAACGTCCCCAACGGAAGGGAAGGCTGCAGCTGCTCGTAGCAACCATATCTTTGTTTTTAGTATAGTCGTTTGAGGGGCAAAAATCAATCTTTTTTTGTGAATCGCAGCGTGAGTATACACGCGGAATCGCTTGCTATTCGTGTGCTTTAGAGTGATATATAGACATGCCGAAGGGAACAGAAACACACGAACAGGAGGAGATTCACATGACCAGACAGGAACTCAACAGCATCATCGAAGCCAAGGCGGCAGCCTACGGATTCAGCGTGAAACGCGAAGGAGAGCGCATCACGGCGGTCACGGGCAGGAAGGGCAGCTACATCAGCATCCGGGTGTTCGAGAGGCCGAACTTCGAAAAGAGCGACCTCCGGAAACGCATCAGGGTGCACGACATCGAAATCCACACCAACATTTGCGGCATGGGCGGCGAGCCCGCGATGGACGAGCTCCTCGCAGCGGCGGACGAAATCGAGCGCGGCGCGAAGCTCACGAATGACCTCCGCAGCCTGCACCTCAGCGTCGAAGAGAAGTTCTGAAGCCGAAACCTGCAAACACACAGCGGCACCGCTCGAAAGGGCGGTGCTTCTCGTCGTTCCAAAAATTAGGAGGTGCCTATGTTTCAACTCTTGAAATCCATCTTCCACACCCGCGACAAGTCGCAGAACGTATACCGCTTTTCGCAAGCGCCGTTCCTGTTCGGACGGTCGACGGCGGGGAAGCGCGTCAACGAGTTTACGGCGATGCAAACGACAGCGGTGTATGCCTGCGTGCGTATCCTTGCGGAGTCGATTGCGGGCTTGCCGCTCCATGTGTATGCGTATCGCGGCGCGGGGCGGGAGCGCGTGCCGGGGCATCCGCTCTTTTCGATTCTCCACGATGCGCCGAATCCTGAGATGACGTCGTTCGTGTTCCGCGAGACACTCATGGTGCATCTGCTCTTGTGGGGCAACGCCTATGCGCAGATTCTGCGCGACCGGGCGGGGCGCGTGGCGGGGCTTTACCCGCTGCTGCCGAACCGCATGAGCGTGAACCGCGACGAGGACGGGCGGCTCTATTACACCTACCAGCGCGTGACGGATGAAAATCCAAACTTCAAGCGTGGAGGAGAAGTCGTGCTTCCTGCCGAGGACGTACTGCATATTCCCGGCCTCGGCTTTGACGGGCTCATCGGTTATTCGCCGATTGCTATGGCGCGGAACGCCGTGGGCATGACGCTGGCCTGCGAGGAATACGGCGCGTCGTTTTTCGCGAACGGAGCGCGGCCGGGCGGCGTGTTGCAGCATCCGGGCGTTCTGAAAGACCCGGCGAAGCTCCGCGAAAGCTGGCAGGCCGTCTACGGCGGCGCGGCGAACACGGGCAAGGTCGCGGTGCTCGAAGAGGGCATGACGTACCAGCAGATCGGCATCCCACCCGAGGAAGCGCAGTTTTTGGAGACGCGCAAGTTCCAAGTGGACGAAATCGCGCGGCTCTACCGCATTCCGCCGCACATGGTCGGCGACCTCGACAAGTCGAGCTTTTCCAACATCGAGCAGCAATCGCTGGAATTCGTGAAGTACACGTTGAACCCGTGGGTCGTGCGATGGGAGCAGGCGCTCCAGAAATCGCTGCTACTGCCGGAGGAGCGCAAGCGCTACTTCATCCGCTTTAACGTCGATGGCCTCTTGCGCGGCGATTACCAAAGCCGCATGCAAGGCTACGCGGTCGGGCGGCAGAACGGCTGGCTTTCGGCGAACGATATCCGCGAAATGGAGGACATGAATCCGATTCCCGCCGAGGAGGGCGGCGATACGTACCTCATCAACGGGAACATGACGAAGCTTCGCGACGCTGGCTTGTTTGCAAAGCCCACGGATGCGGGGCAATAAAAAACGGCATCAGACCGATGCCGTTGCGGGTTCGATGGGGACAACCTTCAAGGTCTTGCCGAGCGGGGCGAGGAGACGCAGGATGGTCTCGAGCTGCGGGGTGGACGTGCCTTTTTCCATCCGGGCGATGACGGGCTGCTTCACGCCGCTGATTTTTTCCAGCTGGCGCTGGGACAGGCCGTTCTCTTCGCGTGCCTTGATGATTTCATTGATGACCGCGACTTTGAGATCGCACGCAGCGATTTCCTCCGGCGTGAAGAGCTCTTTACGGAGGTCGCTCCAGCTGTCACCGAGATGTTCATTCTTCATCGGAATCCTCCCTTTCTAAAAATGCTTTGAGGTTGCGACGCGCCTGCTCGATTTCGCGTGGCGGCGTCTTCTGCGTTTTCTTGACGAAGTGATGGAGCAGGATGAAGCGGTTTCCCACCCATGCGGCGAACAGGATGCGGTCGGCAAGCGGTCGAAGCTCATAGATCTTGTCATCCAGACGTTTCACATAGGGCACGCCGGCTCTTGTCCCGTTGGATTCCAGCACTTCGAGATATTCGTGAATCTTTTTCAGCTTGATGCGGCTGTCCTTGTCTTTCTTGCTGGCGAGCTCGATCAGGTATTCCTTGATGGGCTGGCGGCCGCGGCTGTCTTTGTAAAAATAGATTTTGTACATCATATCCCGCCTTTGTCTCTATGATAACTGAAAAGTTATCACTTGGCAAGAGGGAAAATGAGAGGAGGACGCTATGAAACGTAAATTTTGGAACTGGGTGCGGGACGCGGACGGCGCTCGCACGCTTTTGCTTTGCGGCACGATTGCGCAGGAGACCTGGTATGGCGATGAAGTCACACCGGGTCTTTTTCGTGAGGAGCTTGCGGGCGGCGCGGGGGACATCACGGTCTGGATCAACTCGCCGGGCGGCGATGTGTTCGCGGCGGCGCAAATCTACAATATGCTCATGGAGTACGCGGGAAACGTCACGGTGCGCATCGACGGCATCGCGGCGTCGGCGGCGTCGGTCATCGCGATGGCCGGCACGACGGTCGAAATTTCGCCCGTGGGCATGATGATGATTCACAATCCGAGCACGGTCGCGGTCGGCGATGCGCAGGAGCTGCAGGCCGCGCTGGAGATGCTCGCCGAGACGAAGGAAAGCATCCTCAACGCCTACGAGCTCAAGACCGGCCTCGACCGCGCCGTGCTCTCGGACTACATGGACGGCGAGTGCTGGATGAACGCGAAAAAGGCCGTGGAGCTCGGCTTTGCGGACAAGATTCTGTTTACAGATGAGTCGCAGGAAATGGAGGAATTGGCGGGCAGCACGGAAGCGATGCTGTTTTCGCGCCGCGCCGTGACGGCTTCGTTCCTCGACAAGCTGAAAGCAAGAAGGTCGGAAAAAGCGGACAAGCCGCAGCCGATGGATGACAATCGAGTTTCGGCGGACGCGCTCCAGAAGCGTCTCTCGCTGATTCTGCACTGATGAAAGGAGAACACAATGACGGACATCATGGAACTTCGCGCGAAACGCGCAAACCTCTGGGAAGCCGCGAAGGCGTTCCTCGACACGCACACGGGAAAGGACGGCAAGCTCTCGCAGGAAGACAGCGCGGCGTACGACCGCATGGAGGCGGACGTCGTGGCGCTCGGCAAGGACATCGAGCGCCTGGAGCGTCAGGCGGCGATTGACAAGGAGCTCGCTCAGCCCGCGGCCGCGCCCATCACGAACGCACCGGGCGGCAAGGCGGAGCGTCCGAAATCGGCCTATCACGATGCCGTGATGGACGCCATCCGCAGTCGTTTCCGCAAGGTCTCGGACGTGTTGCAGGAGGGCGTTGACACGGACGGCGGCTATCTCGTGCCGGAGGAAATGGACAGCCGCCTCGTTGACGTACTGACGGAAGAGAACGTCATGCGCACGCTCGGCACGACGCTCACGACGAGCGGCGAGCGCAAAATCAACATCGCTGCGACGAAGCCAGCCGCGAGCTGGATCGAGGAAGGCGGGGCGCTCTCGTTCGGTGACGCGACGTTCGACCAGATCATCCTCGATGCGCACAAGCTCCACGTTGCGATCAAGGTGACGGAGGAGCTGCTTTACGACAACGCGTTCAACCTTGAGAGCTACATCATCGAGCAGTTCGGCAAGGCCATCGCGAACGCCGAGGAAGATGCGTTCCTCAACGGCGATGGCGCGGCGAAGCCGAAAGGCCTGTTCCAGATGGCGGACACGGGCGTCACGACGAGCACGGCGAACATCGCGTCGGATGACCTTATTTCGCTGATTTACTCGCTGAAGCGCCCGTACCGCCGCAACGCCTCGTTCCTCGTGAACGACCAGACGCTTGCGGTCATCCGCAAGCTGAAGGACAACAACAACGCCTACCTCTGGCAGCCGTCGTACCAGGTGGGCGAACCCGACCGCCTTATGGGTTACGCCGTCTACACCTCGCCGTACGTTCCGACCGTCGAGGCGGGCGCGGCGGTGCTCGCGTTCGGCGATTACAGCTACTACAACATCGGCGACCGCGGCACGCGCACGTTGCAGGAGCTCAAAGAGCTCTTCGCGGGCAACGGCATGGTCGGCTACGTCATGAAGGAGCGCGTCGACGGCAAGCTCATCCTGCCCGAGGCGGTGAAGCTCCTGAAAATCAAGGGCACGGCGGCAGCGAAAGCGAACGGCTGACGTTCGCTGATTTGGAAGAAAGAGAGGGGATGCCTATGATTGCCGATCTGGCAGAAGCGAAAACGTACCTGCGCGTGGATAGCGATGACGAAGATGCGCTCATTGACGAGCTCTTGCGGGCAGCGCAACGGCTCTGCGAGGATGTTTCTCGATTAGATGAAACACACTTCGATGCATCGGGCGGCACGGCGAAAGCCGCCGTGCTCTACACGTTGGCCTATCTCTACGAGCACCGCGAGGAAGCCGACCATCACGCGCTCGTGCTGACGCTCCGCAACTTGCTCATGGGCGTCCGGGAGGAGGGATTCTGATGTATGTCACTATCGGCGAATTGCGCCATCGCGTGACCGTCGAGCGGGCTGTGACAGAGATCGATGATGCGGGCAATCTCATCACGTCGGAATGGCAGCCGCTTTTCACCACATGGGCGAAAGTGCTGCCGTATTCTGCAACCATCAAGGACGGCGCGACGGAGCAAGCGCCGGAGGTCGGCTACCGCATCGCCATGCGCTATCGCACAGACATTCGCGTGATCGACCGCTTGCGATGGGAGGGCAAGACGCTTTTGCTCGTGGCTCCGCCTTATGCGAAGGACGGGCGGCGCGAGTATCTCATCCTCGAAGCAAAGGAACTGGTGGAAGATGGCTAAATACCAAAGGGCAGAAAGCATCCTCAAAGAGCTCGGCGAGCAGGCGATGGAAGCGGCGAAAGAAGCCCTCGCAGATGGCGCGGAAGTCGTGGCCGATGAAGCACGGCGGCGTTGTCCCGTCTATGACGGAAAAGACCGGCGCGTCATCAAGGGGGCGCTGAAGAAATCGATTCACATCGAGAAGCGCAAAGGCGGCAAGGAATATCGTATCGTCGCAGACGCGCAGGCGCAGGACGGTCTGTTCTATGGCACGATTGTGGAATTCAGTCCGAAGGGCAGGCCGTTTCTTTATCCCGCGCTCGATGCCAAGCGCAAGACCGTGCAGGACATCATCATCGAGCGCGTGCGGGAGGCGGTGCGAAAGAAATGAACATCAAGGAACAAGTTTATCAAGCGCTCTCGCGGTCAAAGCGGCTCACCTCGCAGCTCGCGCACGACCGCCGGGGGCGCTGTATTTATCCCATGCGAAGCCCCGATGCAGGCAGCTATCCCATCCTCGTGTATTCCGTGATTTCGGACGTGCCGGCGCTCATGGCGGACGGCGAGGAACGGGAGCGCGTCGTGACGGTGCGCATCCACATTTTGACGAAGGACGGAAATTTCGAGAGCATTCTCCGCGAAGTGCAACGCGCCATGGTCGGCATCGGCTTTATTCGAGCGCAGAGCGTGGAATTTGCGGAGGGGCATCTTTTCATCACGGCCATCGACTACCGGACAGGAACAGGAGGCATTCTCTAAATGGCAGACACGAAAGACACAACGACCACGGCTACGCGGCCGGCAAGCCGCCTCACGAGCGGCCAGTTCATCAGCATCCAGCGGCTCCACGTCGCGAAACTCCTCGCAGACGATACGGGCGGCACGACGTACGACGAGCCCGTCCACCTCGGCAAAGTCCTGCGCAGCATCGACATCAAGCCGTCGAACAGCCAGGCCGACCTTTATGCGGACGGCCAGTCCATCGACACGGCATCGAGCACGGCCTCGTACGAGCTCACGTTCGACACGGCTGCGCTGCCGCTTGCCTACACGGCCTATCTGCTCGGCCACCATTACGAAAACGGCGTGATGGTCGCGAACAAGGACGACGTCGCGCCGTACTTCGCCGTGCTCTTCCAGTCGGACAAGCGCAACGGCAAGGCGCGGTATATGAAGTTTTACAAGGTGCAGTTCCAGGAGCCGTCCGTCAAAGGCTCGACGAAAGAGGAGAACATTTCGTACCAGACGCCGACGCTCACGGCGAAAGCCATCTATCGCCTGTCGGACGGCAACTGCTACACGTACGCCGACAACGAGGACGCCGGCTTCACGGCAGAGAGCGCCGCGAACTGGTACAAGTCGGTTTGAGAAAGGAATCGGACATGGACGAAAAAGTGCTGCATCCGCAGCTTTTCATCAATGGCAAAATCGTGAAGCCTGCGCCACCGAAAATGCGCGTCTGGCGGGCGTTCCTCGCGTTTTTCGACGAGGATAAGAGCCACCTGATGATGGAAGAATTTCTCGACCGCCACATCGATCTCATCGTTCTGGCGTTCGGCCAGCCGGAGGTCACGCGGGCGGCGGTCGAGGACGCTCTTTCCATCGAGGACGTCGTGCCGTTCACCCGCGACCTGTTCAGCTGGCTTCAGGCGCAGACGTTCGCGAAATTGGTGAAGCTCCCAAACGGGGAGGCGGGAAAGGGGGACTGAACCTTTCCCCGTATCAAAATCTTCTTTTGTACTATGAGCGGCTGCAATCCGCCTACGGCTGGACGATGCAGCAGGTCGACGCTCACGAGATCGCCTTCCTGCTCGACCAGCTCTACGTCATGAGTTTGTCGAACGAGCGAGGGCACGCAAAATTTATCGACGATGTGATGTGACATGGCAAAACGCGGACAGAAAATTGATGAGCTCTATCTGAGTCTCGGGCTCGACATCGCCCAGCTGCAGCTCGACTTCGACACAGCGGGCAAGACCGTCTCGCAGGCGATGGCGCGGCTGAACAGCAAGGAAACCCGGCTGAAGCTCCGCATGGACATCGACCTCGCAAAACTCGAGGGCGCAGGCACGGAGCTCGACAAGCTCAAAGTCAAATACGAGGCGATCAACCGCCAGCTGGATGTCCAGAAGCAGAAAGAGCAAGTCCTCGCCGCCGTCCTGAAAGATGCGCAGAAGACGAGCGGCATGGACAGCGGCGCGGCGAGCCGTGCGGAAACGAACCTCCTGAAGCAGCAGCGCATCGTCGCGCAGACGGAAGCGGAACTGCGCAGGCTCGGCAAGGAATACGCGAACGTCGGCCAGCAGATGAATGCAGCAGGCCGTCAGGCGGGGACGTTCGGCGCACGGATGCAGCGTGGCATCGCGCAGGCGCATACGGGGCTCACGAAACTCTCGAACGGCTTTTCCCTGCTCAACGCAAAGACTGCCGCTGTCATGGCGGCGCTCTCGACGGGCGCGGGCCTTTTCACGCTGACGAAAGGCGCGATGGAAGCAGGCGAGAATGTCTACCGGCTCTCGAAGCGCCTGCACACGTCGGCGGGCGAAGCGTCGCAGCTGAACCGCACATTCCAACTCGCGGGCATGGACGTGATGACCGTCATCCCGCTCATCGCAAGGCTCGACAAGCAAATCGAGTCGGCGGGCGCATCGGGAAACGACACGACGGCGGCGCTCGAGCGTTTCGGCGTCACGATTCAAGACCAGCAAGGAAACTTGCTCCCGTTGAACGAGCAGTTAGCGCAACTCGCGAAAGGCTACCAGTACGCCGTCGACATGGGGCAGGAGGAAGCCTACACCGCCGAAGTCCTCGGAGCGCGTGGCGCGGCGCTCGTGCCGCTCCTCGAACAATACCAAGACCTCATGCAGATCTCGGCGAACGTCCAGACCACGGGGCTGCTCAATCCCGAAGAGAGCCACAAGACGTGGCTCGAATGGAAGCAGATGGAAATGGAGCTCGGCCAGCTGAAAGGCGCGATTGGTGCGGCGCTGCTGCCCGTCTCGAAAGAGCTCATGCCTGAAGTGACGGAGGCGTTCCGCGCCCTCGTGCAGGAAATCTCCGAGCACAAGGACGATATCAAGGAAGCCATCCTCGGCTGGGGCACGGCGCTGAAGGGCGTGGCGGAGATTGCGACGTTTGTCGGCGAGCAGATCAAGAAGGTCAGCGACCACGCCAAGGCGAACGAATGGCTCGTGCAGAACCATCCGATGGCCGGGCCGCTCATCGGCCTGCCGTTCCTCGGCGGAGCCGTGCTCGATCGGATGTATGGGGACGAGTATCAGGCATACCTTAAAGAGCAGGAAGCGCTGAAGGAAAAAGAAAAGGCCGAGAAGAAAGCCGCCGAAGCCGCGAAGGACAACAAGAACGCCTCGTTCGAGAACGCGACGGCGGCGAAGCGGCGTGCCGAAGCGGAAAAGCAGGCCGCGAAAGCGACGGAAGAAGCGGCGAAAGCGAATGATGAGCTGACGGAAAGCCTCTACACGCTCACGCACAATGAGCTTGAAGCGTCGCTCCACGCCGTGGACAAGGAGATTGAATCCTTCCGCGAGAAAGGCGCGGAAGTCAACCTGCTCGACGAATACAAGGTCGCGAAGCAGGCGAAAATCTACGAGGACTTCCAGCGCAACGTCGTGGACGCGACGCAATCCATCTACCGCAACGACCTCGAGAACAAGCTCGCAAGCATTGACCGCGAGGCCGCGGCCTATCGGCAGAAAGGGCTCGACGAAGTCAGCGCGACGGAGTGGGCCGAGGCCAGCAAGGCGCAGGTCATGGAATCGTTCGAGAATGACGTTGCGTCGAAGGTCGATGCCGTCTGGAAAACAGAGCTCCAGAACCGCTTGGACGATATCGAACGGGAAAAACAAGCATGGATTCAAAAGGGCCTTGACGAAGTCAAAGCGACCGAATGGGCGGAGAAGGAAAAGCTCGACGCGAAGCGCAACGCCGCGCTGCAAGTGCTCCAGTCGCAGAAAGAGGAATTTCGCGCCTACCTCCAAGGCGGTCAGCAGGGTCTCGCCGACTATTACAAAAAGGCGCACGGCTTCACGATGGATGACCTCCAGATGACGCCGGAGCAGCTGGCCGGCTTCCAGCAAGCGCGGCAGCAGATGCTCGAAAACCTCCTGCCGAACTTCCGCGACCCTGCCGTGATTCAAAGGGAGCGTGAGGCATGGGAAGCGCAGTATCGGGCGAACATGGAGGCGAACGGCTACGCGCAGGCGATGGACGGGACGTTCCAGCCCATGGCGCGGGCGATGGATCGTCTCGCGGATGCGCCCATCGCGCCGCAAGGAACGGATTCACAGGCCCAGCCGACCGTGACGGATAACCGCCAAGTGACGGTGCAAGTCAGCATCGAGAACGCCGTTACGGCAGACAACGAGGGCATCCGTTACCTCGCAGACCAGGTGGCCGACCGCATCGAGCCGGCCGTCAAGCAAGCGCTAGGAGATGGTGAAAATACATATCGCGATTGGTGACATCACGACGCTCGATACGGAAAACTGGCAGGTCGTCCCCGATGACCGCCAGCAGCTGGTGGAAATCATCGGCGGCGTGGCCGTGCAGGACTTCGGCCATGTCGCGGCAGGGGACAAGATTTCCTGCACCGTGCGCGTACGGAAACGCGACTTTGACACGCTCGTGAAATATTGGGATGACCGCACATTGGTGGATGTGACGGACGAGGCGGGCATCGTCTGGGAAAACGTGCGCGTCGTGGTCAAGAGCTACGAATACGTGCCACGCTTTTCGTCAAAAGCCGTGCAGGCAAGTTTGGAATTTTGGAGGGTATGAAATGGCAGACCTCATTCAGATTTACACGAACAATCCGACCGTCATGGGGACGGACGGCACGCTCGTCTCGAACGGCACGGGCCTCGCGCCCATTTCGGTGTCGCTCGATGCCGCGAAGGAAGAGCAGAAAGCCATCAAGTGCGCCTTGCGCGTGCCGGAGGGCTACAAGCAGCAGGGCAACATCACGCTGAAATTCACAGGAGACACCGCGAGCTTGTGGAAAATCGCGCAAGGCTACGACGAGACGGATGCGGCAAAGGCTATCACGAGCCTTGCGTGGAAGGACGAGATTGAGATTGCGGAGGGTGCGGAGGTTCACACGAATTACGTGTTCTGGGTGCGGGCGGGCTGCTCGAAGGATGAGCGACCGCAGAGTGATACGAGCGTGAAATTGCAGGCCGAGGGCACGATCGTCGTGGACGAGGAGGCGGGAGCGTGAGCTTCAAGTATTACAATCCGGGCTATCCGAATTTATTCGACACGGCGGGCGGGACGTCCGTGACGGACACCGCGCTCAGCCGGACGGGCGTGTCCTTTTGGCAGGCGAGCAGCAGCTTGCAAAGCATCAAGTTCAAGTCCATACCGCAGGAAATCTTTTGCAAGTTTGATTTTTTCCTTCACTACGATGAGCAGAGCGACACGGACTATGATATTTACGTCCGGACGAGCTGGCCGTATTCTGGCGTTGCTATCTCGAAAACGAACCGCTACAGCAAGCTCATCGCCTATGTGAGCGGGGATGACACGCAGATTATTTCCACGAGGGATGAACTTGAATTTCAGAACACGACGCACCTCATCCGCAACCAAGTCAACTCGATTTTTTTCCACTTCAAGCTGTCTGACGATGCCGGCACGTATGAGCTCTATGCGAATGGCATGAAACTCAAGGAATCCACGGGAAGGGTTTCATTGCAAAGTTCGCCGTATCTGACGTTTGCAAGCACGAAAGCCGTCGCGCCGCTCTCTGGCATCATCCTGTCGGACACGGCGTTCGATCGTCGCGAAAGCATCCTGCGGTTGCCGACGAGCGGCATCGAGACGGACATGAAGGCAAACGAGGACGGCACGTACACGGCAAGTGCGGCGGGGCAGACGCTCTTGCAGACCGTCGACGCTGCGGCGATGGTGGATGCTTACGGCGGCGCATCGAAGGTGACGGGCTTCCTCACCGTGGCCTATCCCGCCTATCGGACGGAAGACGGCCTCGATCAGCTGACGCAGGTCATGAAAAAGGACGGCGTGCTCACGGACTGCGGGAGCGCGAGCGTCGGGAAGGAAACGACAGGTTTGACAATCGTCGCGCATGAGGTCGATATGACGGTGGCTGACCTCGCAGGCGTGCAGGTCGGTTGGAAAGCGGGAGCGTGATTGCATGAGCATCGTGATGCAGCCAGCGGCGTACCTCCTAGGCACGGTGACGGGGACGCTCACGCTCCGTCCCACAAGTTATGTGCTTGCCGTGCCAGATGGACGAATGGTCTTGCGACCGGCGATGTTTGTCACGTGCATTGAAGAAGCGCCGAAGACAAAAGTAAAAGCGGACACACGCCGCAATCTTCCTGCCCGCATCGAAGCAGACACGAAGCGTACGTTGCTGACGAAAGTCGAAGCCGACACCGAGCGCAAGGTCATCACGCCAATCGCAAAACTCGCGCTTGACACGACGCGGACGCTCGTGAACGACCGCATCCACGACGTTGCGCTTGCGTTCGATACCCGCAGGGATATTGATATCGTACATATAGATTTCGACGTTGCGCGAACGCTCATCCAAAACGTTCGAGCTGTGTGTGACACACATCGCCGTGTCTCCGTGCCAGTCACGGTCGTTTGCCGCACGCGCCGTGTATTGCAGAACCGCGTGACAATCGCGGCGGACACGAAGCGTTGCATCCCATACCGCTTGCCTGCCTCGGACGCGAACCATCCGCTCGAACCGTTCCGCCAGCTCGGCATCCGCTCGTTTTCCTTGACACTTGGCGAACTGACGCTTTCCGACACGTTCCAACTCGAAACTGTCCAGCCGCTCAACATCGGGGATGCGGTCGAGGGGCAACTGCTCGACTACCATTTTCGCTTTCTCGTGGAAGAGACATCGCAGCGCGACCTCGTGCAAAGCGTGAAGGGAATGTACGACCGCGACGCGCTCCTGTACACGCCCATTTATATCTGCGTCGACGAGGCGCTCGTCTCGTACTACGTGCAGGAGATTGCGTCGGCGATGGATTGGAACATCGACATGAACTGCGACGATTTCATCCCGTCGCAGAATTACGAGAACAGCGGCATGACGTACCAAGATTTTATCTCGTCGCTGTTCGGCTGGACGTCGCGCCTGCCGCACCGGCAGATCAATGTGTTTTTGCGCGGTGACACGTTGCACATCATCCAGCGCGGGCAGGAACAAAGCGTCATCGACATCACGGACTGGCCGCACAGCCGCCCGACGATTGAGCGGCGGCTCGTTCGCTCCGTCTGGAGCAGCGGGAACAACGACAATCCGGCGAACCGCGCCCACAACGAAGCCGACGATGAGCCCGTGCCGTTCACGGGCACGATTTCGTTTCAGGACATCTCGCGCCATTACGTCGACGGCTACCTCGTGGACGAGGAGACGCAGCAGGGATATACGCACTATGCGTATATCGACGGCTATCTCACAACGAAGCAGACGCACAATACGGATGGTTCGACAAGCACGACGGAGTATTCGTACGCCGCGACCGAGAACGATCGTTATCTCTTTTCCGAAAAAGAGCACGCGACAGATCCCATCGACGATGGGCGCAAGCACGACCACTACGATTGGCAGGATTGGGATAACGAAAACATCACGGAGCGCGTCACGTATCACGCGCCGCTCGGCGGTGGCTGGTACGGCACGACCGTCTACGAGGACGGCGAGCTCGTCGGCAGCTCCCTCGCGCAAGGCAAAACGGGCGGCAAGGCCAGCCAGTATACCATCGACCAGTCGAACCTCGGCCTCGGCGGACGCTATAAAAATCGGGACAACGGCCCGGCGTGGACGCCCATCGGCAGCTCGGAGTTTCCCGTCAAAGGCGAGGACTACCTGCTGTTCCTCACGAAAGAAATCTGGTGGCTCGACCGCAAGACGCAGGAAACCATCACGCTCGACGTCACGGCAAACGTGCGCCACGGCGTGCCGGACGTGCAGCACATTGTCGACTTCACCGAGCGCATCCGCTTTGCAGGGAACGAATATTTTCTCGTGTCAAACACGGTCGAGCTCACGCCACGCAGCCTGCGGCAGACGATCAAGATGACGAGGTGGTATTAAATGAACGGAATCAACGGCCTCATGGACACGATTCGCCGAGGCGTGAAGCCGAAGGAACAGAAAGCCGTGCGCGGCGTCATCGCGGACGGTCGCGTCTGGGTCGGCGCACGGTCGTACCCGTTCCGCACGGCGATTGACTGCAAGACGGATGACGGCTGCCGCGTCTGGGTGCTCATCTCCGAAGGCGGCAACGCCGTCATCGTGGGAGCGTGAGCGTATGCGGCAAGCGCAAGTAACAGATGTCAGCGGGCGGCACGTCTGCGTGAGCGGCAAATGGGTCACCTGCATCGGGAACAAAATGCCGAGCGTGGGAGACCTCGTCTGGACGGATGGGCGGTGCGCCTACGGCAACGAACAAGAGGGCAGCGGCAGTAGTGTCGTGTGTTCGGCGCGAACGAAAGGCGGCATCCCCATCCTCAGCGGACGGGAGTGCTATCTTTACCAGCAGAACCAGCTCAAAGACCTCGGCCCGCTCGCGCACGGCTGGGCGAGCAGCATGACGAACGACCGCCGGCGCGTCGAACTTTCGCACGACTATCTGCGACTGGATGCGGATTTTGACGGCGAAGGAAACCTCGTTGTGCTGGAGGGCGCTGACCTTGACTATAACCGATGGGAAGAACAATTCTATGCACCGAAGGGCTCTTGCGTCCGCAAGGGCGATGACGTGCTCCGAACATACGACATCTCGCCGTTCGCCTACGATATGTATCACGAAATCGCGTACCACGACCCGACGGATGTCAATCCTATGCCAGGACTCTTGAGCGGCATCGTCACGTTCAAAGGGCAGACGCTCGGCGGGACGGTCGAGAAGGACGGTACGTTCAAACTCATGGTACGCTTGCTCTATGATGCGGATGCGCCTCCGTCCATCGTCGTGCCGCCGCTCGAACTGCTGGTCGAAGGATTCGGCGTCGATTATTTTCTGTTCGACGGAACGACCGCAGAGCCGTGGTGCAAGAAGCGGTTTTACCGCTGGTACACGTACACGCTCACGAGCGAAGGGCCAATCGAACATGTGGAGAACGAGACGTGGTGCGCCGAGAACGGCAGCCTGCGCTACCCGCTGCCGGGCGGCTGGTACATCCTGTTCGACGGCATCGGGGACTTCGATTCTTACATCGGAGAGAATTGCAAGAACTGCGTCTCGCACATCTTCGCCCCGGATGGCACGCTCGCGCTCTCTGTCCCCTTCGCGCCGCACGACGTGAAAGCCGTCCGGCGCATCGGGGACAGACGCTACCTCCTCGTCATCCGCTACAAGCTCTATCGCTGGGAGGACGGCACGCTGCGGAAGCTCGCGGATGCGTGCTACAACTTCCGCTTGCAGGAAATGACGAATCTCAAAGCATGGAAAGGACTGGTTTGATGGATTATTCACTCGACATCCGCGCCTGGGCGGCGGGCCTCGGCGCGATCGTCGGCGGCTTTGTCGGCGGCGAGGACCCGCTCATCCTCGCGCTCGTCATCTTCGTCTCCGTCGACTGCATTACCGGCGTCCTCTGCGGCATCGCGGAGAAGAAGCTCTCGAGCGAGACCGGCTTTCGCGGCATCTGCCAGAAAGTCTTCATCTTCCTCCTCGTCGGCGTCGCGAACGCCCTCGACCAACACATCATCGGCAGCGGCAGCGTGCTCCGGAGCGCGGTCATCTGCTTCTACATCTCGAACGAGGGCATCTCCATCATCGAGAACGCCGCGAGGATCGGATTGCCCGTGCCGGAGCACCTGCGGGCACTCCTCGAACAACTGAAGAAGAAATGACGAATCCCGCGAGCATCCATCAGGTTGATGGGTGTTCGCGGGATTTTTTGCGTGCAGGGAATTTCATGAATGGCAGTAGGCGAGGAATCGCGTCAAGCCGTGTGTGCGTGCTTCCTCCTGCGCGGCGAGGAAGAGGCGCTCGTACAGGTGTTGCACGTTGGCATCCGAAAGCGGGACGCTCCAGGCGAGGCGGTCTTGCGAGATGATATTTGCGTCCTGCGTGATGAAGGCACTAGGAAACACCTCGTCGTGTGTTTCCTCCATCGTGAAGTCATCGCAGGGCATCCGTCGTTTCACGAGCTCGTGCGCCTCCTGCGCGGATGCGGCGAAGACGGCAATCACGGAGTGCGACATGGTATCACGTCCTTTCATTTTCCCTATTCATCACTCGCGGGCGGCGGGAAGTCAAGCGCTATGCGCAAATGAACTGGAAATATCGCGAACGCGAATTTTTTCTTTACTGTATTGGCGCAGGATGTTAGAATGGAGGCAAGTATCATGCAAGCGTGCGCACGTTTTCCGCACACGTAATATCGGAGGGATTTGGTTATGGCGATTTGCTACAAGCGCCTGTGGAAGCTGTTGATTGACCGGGATTTGAAGAAGACAGACTTGTGCTCGATGGCGGGCATCAGTTCCTCGACGCTCTCGAAGCTGACGCACGACAAGACCGTCCAATCCGATGTGCTCGACCGGATTTGCCTGGCGCTCGGCTGCGGCATTTCTGATATCATGGAAGTCGAGCGGGACGGCGTCGAAGAATTTTCCCTGTTCCCGTCCTTTCTGCCGCAGGGTGACGGCGGGGAGGATGCGCCGTACTCCGTCGTGTCCCTGTTCTCTGGGTGCGGCGGGCTCGACTTGGGCTTTCGGGGAGGATTTTCGTTCCTCGGCAGAGAATATGAAAAGAATCCGTTCGAGATCGTCTGGGCGAACGAGATGAACAAGGCGGCGTGCGCCACGTACCGCGCAAACGTGGACGAGCGGATTGTGGAAGGCCCTATCCAGGAGCATTTCCTCGAGCTCCCGAATTATGCCGATGTCGTGGTCGGCGGCTTTCCGTGCCAGGACATCTCTATCAACGGCAAAATGGTCGGCGTGGACGGGAAGCGCAGCGGCCTGTATATCTGGATGGTGAAGACAGTCGCGCAGCTCCGCCCGAAGATTTTCGTGGCTGAGAACGTGAAAGCGCTGCTCATGAAACGGCACGAGACGTCCCTCCAGCGGGTCATCCACGATTTTTCCGAGCTCGGGTACAACATTTCCTATCAGCTCTATGACGTTTCCGATTACGGCGTCCCACAGAACCGCGAGCGCGTCATCATCGTCGGCGTGCGGAAGGACATCGACATCCCGTTCGTGCCGCCTGTGGGAAAGACCGTCGAAAAGAAGGTGACGTCGTGGGAGGCCATCCATGACCTCGAAGACCGCCCGGAGGACGCGGCGTTCAGTCACATCTGGTCGGCGGCGAAACCATCGTCGGGGCAGGGACTCCGTTACATCGCGGCGGACAGTCCCGCGACGACAATCCGCTCGGAGTGCCATGGGAACATCCAGTTCCACTACAAGCTGCCGCGCCGCCTTTCCATGCGCGAGGCTGCGCGCATCCAGTCGTTCCCGGATGATTTTCTTTTCAAGGCGAAAATCCGCGAGACGGAGCGCATGATTGGCAACGCTGTCCCGCCCGTCTTCGCATGGCACATTGCGCAGTCGGTCTTGGACGTGCTCCAAGCAACGGAACAAGGAAAGAAGGAACAGTATGAGGCTGGACGTATTTCACACATTGCTTGACCGCATCGTCGCGCAGCTGACGAGGGAAGCGCGGAGCACGGGCTTCCGGAAAGCGCTGGAATTTGAGCAGCGCGTGCGCGAGGTCACGCAGGACATCGCCGATCGTCTGGACGGCGGAGCGGAACCGGAGCTTTTGACGGCCTATCCCGAGAGCTTCCCGCTCGGCCTTCATGTCGATATGCACCCGCCCGCGCAGGCGTTCCCGGACATCGTGCTCGGGGACGTCGGCATCGAGGTGAAGTTCACGGAGTCGGATACGTGGCGCTGCATCGCGAATTCCGTGCTCGAGACGAACAAAGTGCATTCCGTCAAGCACATCTGCGTCGTGTATTGCAAGATGGGCGGGACGCCGGAAGTCCGCTACGATGACTGGGAAAAAGCCGTCATGCACGTCCGCACGTCACACGTCCCGCGCTTCGAGATCGAGATCGGCTCGAAGAAATCGCTGTTCGCCATCATGGGCATTTCCTACGATGACTTTTCCGCGCTCGAGATGAGCGAGAAAATGAAATACATCCGAAACTATGCGAAAGGGCGCTTGAAGGAAGGCGAGCATCTCTGGTGGATTGACGAAACGGCAGAGGAAGCGGAGCAGCACGCCCTGTCGCTCGGCGTCCGCCTGTACACGAATCTCACGGTGGAGGAGAAGACGAAAATCCGGGCGGAGGCCGTCTTATTGAGCCCTGGCATCTTGAAATCCGGGCGCGACCGTCACAAGTACGATGACGTGGTCATGTTCATGATGACGTATCACGGCGTGCTCTGCCACCAGGTGCGGGACTTGTTCTCGGCGGGCTCGGCGGCTGGTGTCGGCGGGAACGGCATCGTCCGCGAGACGCCGAAGGAATACAAGGTCAAGGGAAAGCATTTCAGCGGGATTTACATCCTGCGAGCCTTGCTCCGTCTGGAAGAAGATATGCGCAAAGCCGCAGGCTATCTGGACATCCGGCTGTTCGAGGAATACTGGGGTGAGGAAACCGTCCAGCGCTATGACATGAGCACGACGGAAAGCCGCTTGGCGGCATGGCTCGACCAGGCGGATGCGTACGCGAAAGGGTGGAAGCCGTCGGACTATCTGTTCCTTGACGTGACGGGCCGCTAAAGGCAGGTGACGGGCATGGCGGGCTTGACGGCAAAGCAACGCAGCCACATCATGTCCTGCGTCCACAGCAAGGACACGCGCATCGAAGTCATCTTCCGCAAGGCGCTCTGGCACAGGGGCATCCGCTATCGGAAAAACTACGACCGCCTGCCCGGCAAGCCCGACATCGCCATCACGAAGTGCAAGATTGCCGTGTTCGTCGATGGCGATTTCTGGCATGCGCGGGGGCATGAAGAACATCCCGGCGAGCAGGTGCGGTCGAATCAGGACTACTGGAGAAAGCACCTGTCGCGGAACGTCGAGCGCGACCGGGACGTGCGCGACGAGCTCACGGATCTCGGCTGGCTCGTGCTGCGGTTCTGGGAAAGCGACATTCGGAAAGACTTGGAGAAATGTGTACTGCAAGTTTGCGAGTATTGCGGGAAGGTGTAGGTAAATGAAAACAATCGGGCGGATGCAGCGCATTGACGATTTGCGGACGGTCTGGCCGCATGAGGAATATGATTTTTCCAAGTGGCTGGCACAGGAGGAGAACCTGTCGGAGCTCGGCGATGCCTTAGGTATCGAGATGGAGCTGGAGGAGACGGAGTCTCCGGTCGGGAATTTCAGCGTGGATATTTTTGCGCGGGAAAGCGGGACGTCTCGCGGCGTCATCATCGAGAACCAGCTCGAGGACACCGACCATGACCACTTGGGGAAAATCATCACCTACGCGGCCGGCAAGGAAGCGGCGGTTATCGTCTGGATCGTGAAGCATGCGCGGGACGAGCACAAGCAGGCCGTCTCATGGATGAACCAGCACACGGACGAGGACATCGGCATCTTCTTGGTGGAAATCGAGCTGTGGCGCATCGGCGATTCGCTGCCCGCACCGAAGTTCAACGTCGTGGAGCGTCCGAACGAGTGGGCGAAGACCGTGAAGGCCGCGGAGGTCTTGACGCCGCTCAAGAAGTTCCAGCTGTCGTTCTGGCAGCAGTTCGCGGATTATGCATTCCAGCCGGGGACGGCGTTTTCCAAGACCTTCGGACGCAGGAAGGCGTTCGCGACGAACTGGTACAATCTCAGCACGGGAACGGCTTCGGTCGTGGTGGAGTTCACCATCAACGTAGCACGTCACGTCGCGACGGCTGGCCTGTACATCTTCGCGAAGCGGAACGATATCTATGAGCAGCTCTCGCAGATGGACGCCTCGTCCTCGGAAGTGCTCGAAGCGCCCGTAGAGTGGTCGCAGGGCGAAAAAGACTGGCGGATGTTCGTCTCCCGCCCGCTCTCGAAGGACTTCGAGCAACAGAACTATACGGCATACTTCGACTGGTTCATGAAGGAAGCGCTGGCGCTGCGCGGCATCGTCGGGAAGTGCAAGTGAAAATGTATCGAAACGCGTGATTCTGGCTCTGCTTCGGCAGGGATTTTTAGGAGGCTATTTGCCTGACGGCAAATGGCAAAGACAGCTGTAAGCAATAAATTGCTAACGGCTGTCTTTTTTTGCGCCGAAATCAACTTTTCCTGTCCTTTCAAGAGTAGAGGGGTATGAAACGGGCATCTCGTGTCCGTTCCCTCTCGAAAGGGGCAATCGAAATGACGAAGGAAGAAAAATTGCGCGTGGATGCGTTGCGGCGCAAGGGTATGGGATATGGCGCAATCGCGGGAGAGCTTGGATTGTCTGTGAACACGGTGAAGTCGTACTGCCGCCGCCATGCGTTGCCGGACGGGACGGCGTGCGAGGCGTGCGGTGCGCCGATCGTGCAGGTGGCGGGACGGAAGCGCAAGCGGTTCTGCTCGGATGCGTGCCGGAATGCGTGGTGGAATGCGCACCTCGGGCTCGTGCAGCGGCGGGCAGTGCGGACGGTCATTTGCGCGGGCTGCGGCCGGCCGTTCGAGGCGTATGGGCGTGCGCCGCGCAAGTATTGCAGTCATGCGTGCTATGTCGCGCATCGGTTTGGAGGGCATCATGAATAAGAAGCAATTCCGCACGGAGACAGCGTTCCAAGCGACGCTCGCCATCGCCCGCCAGATGGTCGCGCAGGGGCTCGTCACGCAGAGGGAATACCGCGCGTTCATGAAGCGCCTGCTCGAAAAATATCACCCGCCGACCGGCGATTTATTCACTTGATAATTCCGCGCCGCAGAGTGATAGATAGGACGAGGTGAAGCACGATGAAAATGATACAACGCATTGAGCGGGCGGCACCGGCCATCAAGAAGCGCCTGCGCGTCGCGGCTTATGCGCGGGTCTCCGTCGCGTCGGAGCGCATGCAGCACTCGCTTTCCGCGCAGGTGAGCTACTACAGCGCCCGCATCCAGAAGCATCCCGAATGGGAGTACGCCGGTGTGTACGCCGATTACGGCATCTCGGGGACGGGCACGGCGAAGCGCGAAGCGTTCCAGGAAATGCTCGCGGCGTGCGAAGCGGGGCGCATCGACCTCGTGCTGACGAAATCCATCCAGCGTTTCGCCCGCAACACGGTCGACCTGCTCCAGACCGTGCGACGGCTGAAGGCGCTCGGCATCGAGGTGTACTTTGAAAAGGAAAACATCCGCACGCTGAGCGGCGAAGGCGAGCTGATGCTCACAATCCTCGCGTCGTTCGCGCAGGAGGAAAGCCGCAGTATTTCGGAAAACATCAAGTGGCGCGTGAAGAAGCGCTTCGAGCAGGGCATCCCGAACGGTCGTTTCCGTATCTACGGCTACCGCTGGGAGGGGGACGCGCTCGTCATCGTGCCGGAGGAAGCCGCCATCGTGCGGCGCATCTTCCAGAACTTCCTCGACGGCAAGTCGCGGCTCGAGACGGAGCGCGAGTTCGCCGCCGAGGGCATCACGACGCGGTCGGGCTGCCGCTGGGTGGACTCGAACCTCGCCTGCGTCCTGCGGAACATCACGTACACGGGCAACTTGCTCCTGCAAAAGGAATACATCGAAGACCCAATCACGAAAAAGCGCCGCAAGAATCGCGGCGAGCTGCCGAAGTACCTCGTCGAGCACACGCACGAAGCCATCATCGACAAGGAAACCTTTGACTACGTCCAAAAGGAAATGGCGCGGCGCAAGGAGCTCGGCCCGCTCGCGAACAAGGCGCTCCGCACGACGTGCTTCACGGGGAAAATCAAGTGCGGCATCTGCGGCAAGAGTTACGTTCACGATGCGCGGCAGGACAGGAATGCACCCGAGGGGTGGACGTGCGATTCGAAAAAGCGAAAGAACGGAAGCTGCGGTGTAAAGGGGAGCATCCCGCAGAAGATTTTGCTCAAGGAATGCGCCGCTGTGCTCGGGCTGGAGGATTTTGACGAAGCGACGTTCCTCGCGCAGGTCGAGAAGATTGTCGTGCCGGAGCATCACATGATGGTCTTTCACATGAAAGACGGGCGGCAGATCGAGCGCCATTGGGTATCGACGGCGAAGAAAGATTGCTGGACGCCAGCCTATCGCGCACAGGTGTCAGCGTACCGGCGCAGCCATGTGTATCGGCGGGCAGGGGCCTCCTGCCTCACGACGCGCATCAAATGCACGGTTTGCGGACGGAATTTCCAGCGCAAGACAAATCACGGCATCCATGTTTCGTGGCGTTGCATGGGGAAGGATGCGCCGCCCTTGCGCGAGGACGTTTTGAAGGCGATGATTGCCGACGTGATGGGCTTGCCCGCCTTTGACGAGACGGCCTTTTCCGAGCGGATGGAGCGCATCGAATTTCACGCGCCCAGTGAACTGGTGTTCGTTTTCAAAGACGGGCGGCAGGTCTCCCGCACCTGGGTCAAACCGAAAAAAACCATGCCACCGCACACGGCGGAGCAGAAACGCAAGATGAGCGAAGCCGCGAAAGCGCGCTGGGCGAAACGGAGGGAGCAGTCATGAGAACCGTCCACACGATACCAGCGACCATCAGCCGCTTTACCGCTGCGCCGCTCACGAGCAAGAAGCGCCGGCGCGTCGCGGGCTACGCCAGAGTCTCGACCGACCACGCCGACCAAGTGACGAGCTACGAAGCGCAGGTCGACTACTACACGAACTACATCAAGAGCCGCGAGGACTGGGCGTTCGCCGGGATGTACACCGACGAGGGCATCAGCGCGACGAACACACGCCACCGCGAAGGCTTCAAGCGTATGGTCGAAGACGCGCTTGCGGGCAAGATCGACCTCATCATCACGAAGAGCGTCAGCCGTTTCGCCCGCAACACCGTCGACAGCTTGACCACCGTGCGCAAGCTCAAGGACAAGGGCATCGAGGTCTATTTCGAGAAGGAAAACATCTGGACGCTCGACGCGAAAGGCGAGCTCCTCATCACCATCATGAGCTCCCTCGCGCAGGAAGAAAGCCGCAGCATCTCCGAAAACACGACCTGGGGCCAGCGGAAACGCTTCGCTGACGGCAAAGTCAGCGTGCCTTACAAGCGCTTCCTCGGCTACGACAAAGGCCCGGATGGCAATCTCGTCGTGAACCGCGAGCAAGCCGCGACCGTGAAAGAAATCTACCGCCTTTTCCTCGCGGGCTACACCTTTCACTCCATCGCCGCCGAGCTCACGAAGCGCGGCATCTCGACGCCCGGCGGCTGCAAAAACTGGAGCCAGAGCACCATCCGCAGCATCCTCACGAACGAAAAGTACAAAGGCGATGCGCTCCTCCAGAAGCGCTACACCGTCAACTTCCTCACGAAAGAAACGCGGGAGAACAAAGGCGAGGTGCCGCAATACTACGTCGAGCACAACCACGAAGCCATCATCCGCCCCGAGGTCTTCGACCAGGTGCAGGAAGAACTAGAGCGCCGCAGGAGCGGCGGCAATCGCTACAGCGGCGTCAGCATCTACTCGTCGAAAATCAAGTGCGGCGATTGCGGCGGCTGGTACGGCGCGAAAGTCTGGCACTCCACCGACAAATACCGCAAGACCATCTACCGCTGCAACAACAAGTTCAAAAATCATTGCCAGACGCCGCACCTCACCGAAGCCGACATCCAGCAAGCCTTCCTCCGCGCCGTCAACAAGCTCCTCGCAGGCAAGGCGGACATCATCGAAAACATCCGCGCCCTGCAAGCCACGCTCTGCCAGACCGACGCGCTCGAGCAAGAGCAAGCCCAGCACGAAGCCGACATGAACGCCCTCGCCGAGCTCACAGAACAATGCATCGCCGAAAACGCCCGCATCGCCCAAGACCAAGGCACGTACCAGAAACGCTACGACGACCTCGCCCGCAGGTACGATGAAGCGAAGAAAGCATACGAAGACACCGTCACAGCCATCAAGCGCCGCAAGACCAGAGCCAAGCAGCTCGACGCTTTCATCCACACGCTCGAAGGGCAGGAGCCGGTGAAGGTGTTTGACGAAACCCTCTGGAGCAGCCTCGTCGACTGCATCACCGTATACGGAGAGGGCGATGTGCGCGTCACGTTCAAGGACGGGACGGAAATCAAGGCATGAGGAAAGAGCGCTCAGACGAATCTGGGCGCTCTTTTGTTGTGGGATGAAATCAGAGGGTCAGCACGCTCCGTGTGCATTTTGCTTGGCAGCCTTCCACCCAGTCTTCCTCGAATTCCTTTGGATCACGGAACGCTGTGATGAGACTGTGGCCTTGATGAATCAGGATTTCTTCCGTGAACCAGATATGTTTTTCAAAGGCAAGTTCGCGGTCGCCGAGATCTAGGATGAGCCCTCGTGTCATATGGACATCATAGATTTTTTCCCCGGCCTCGTAGAGCTCTTGCTGTTCTTGAACCAGCTGGATACTTTCAATGGTTTCTTCGATGGGGAACGTCATCCAATCCTTTTTGTCAACGCAGGGATACCGTACGGTTTCAAGGGTGAGACGGGCAACGTCCTCCGTTGTCCCGAAGTAATCCATCGGTTCCGTGAAATTGTAGAGGTAAAAGAAGCTGCCTGCCACGTTGAACCCTACGGCTTGTTCGGACGCGGCCGTATAGAGAAATTTTTCATGCTGGATAGAAAGCAGCTGCTGGTGCTTCCATGTTCGCAGGGCAGCTACTTCCTGCTCGGACAAGCGGATGTCAATTTCGGTCATTTTTCAATCTCCATTCGTGAAGTGAATCTTCTGTGCTTTGATGTCAATTTCCAATTTGAATGCGAAAGAAATTTGTACGGCGGGAGTTCCGTCTGATGATGATCTCGGACGATAGGATACGGTCGTTCCGTCAACAAATCTGGCTTTCAGACCGATTTCCGCACCATCGCTCTTTCGGAGCAGAGCGGTCACTTCTACGCCTTGCGTCAGAGTGAAGAAAAAGTCTTTTGCCGTTTTGTCGGGATCGGACGAGGGAATGTTTCGGATTTTGGAGTTGCCGCTCTGGCCGCGTTGCCCAAAATAACCCATTTGAAAGCCGTATTTGAGCTTCAGCTCGAAGGAATGCGTGAGCAAATTGACAATCATCGGCAGGCGTGGAATGCGTCCTGTTCCCATCGCCATCACCCGGCCTTCCGATGCGCACGCTCGATCTGGCTGGGATAACGGCGGAACTTGACCTGCTCGGCGAACGGCGCAAAGACTTCATCGGGCATCCGTCCGTGTACCAAGACCGCAGTCGGACGGATGTGTTCGAGCATCGCTTCGAGACCGATGCGGAACATGGCCTTTTCCTGTCGCGAGCGAATGCATCCATGCGTGCTCACCGCGACTATGCTGCCTTGTGGCACGCCGAGGAAGCAGTAGGAAAAGCTGGCCTCATCGCTCCATCGAATATTCGGAATCACGGGGATGCCGTTCCTCTGCAGGTAAAAGCCGACGGCGCGATTCATGTAGGTGTTCGTCTGTTGCAGGCAGGGTGCTTGCCCTATCATCAT